CAGATGCAACAAATGCAACAGCAGATTGAACAGCAGAAGTTACAACTTGAAATGGCTAAGGAACAAGCGACAGCCGCAGCGTTACAAGCGCAAGCAGCAGAAGCTAATGCACGAGCAGCTAAATATCAGGTTGAAGCACAAGTTGAGCAATACAATGCTGAGACGCAACGTATTAAAGCTGTTAGTGTTAACTTGGACGAGGGTGCTAAGGATGACAAAGAGTTTGAAAAGCGTATGAAGCTTGCTGAATTGACATTGAAGAAACAGCGTCAAGATGCGGATTTACAGGCTAAACAGCCTCCTAGCACAGACCTTCCACAAAGTCAAGAAATAAATTAAAAAAAGCTTGACATTTGCTAAAAAGTATGTTATACTATATAGTATATATAGCGTCATGCCGAGGAGGACAACATGACACCAGAAGAACAGAAATACTATGATAATTACTTTGAACTGTTTGCGTCTGCAGGTTGGGCGCAAATACTTGAAGAACTGAAAGATAGAGAAGCAGCTTATGATGTTGCTTTTTTACGTGATGAGAAAGACCTTTACAAAGTNCANGGTGAACTTTCCATCTTACGAATGCTTCTTAACTTTGAACAATTNATTGAACAGGGCTATGAAGCTTCAAACNTCACGTCTAATTAATCTCAGAGGGCTAGAGACTTAGACATTTAANTTTCCACAATACTATNAAAGTACGGAGANATGCAATTATGGCAGAACTAGACAGTCGTCCAGAAGACTACAACGAAGAAACCTTTACTACTTTTGACGAGACTCCTGAACAGGAAGAAACTCCAAAGAGTGGCTATGAGGCGTACGCAGAACCAGAAGTAACACCAGAACCAGAGGAAGATGACCTACCTGATAAATACAGAGGTAAGGATGTCAAAGATATTATTGCAATGCACCAGAACGCTGAAAAGCTTCTAGGCAAGCAATCTTCAGAAGTTGGTGAGTTACGGAAGGTGGTTGATGACTTCATTCAGACACAAACTGTTGCACAACAACAACAAGCCCCTGCACAGTCAGTGGAACAAGACGTTGATGATTTAGACTTCTTTGAGAACCCGAAAGAAGCTATTTCTAAGATGTTAGAGAACCACCCGTCAGTCAAGCAGAGTCAACAAATGGCTGCTCAATTAGCGCAACAACAAACCGTTGCTAAACTAAAAGCAAACCATCCAGACTTTAATGAAATTGTAGCCGACCAAGGCTTCATAGACTGGGTAGGTAAATCTAAGGTACGCACTAACCTATTACGTCAGGCAGACGCCTATGACTACGACAGTGCTGATGAGCTATTTAGTCTTTGGAAAGAACGTCAATCAATGGTGAATGACACAGTTCAGAACGAAGCAAGAGCTCGTAAGCAATCTGTTAAGACAGCCTCCACAGGCAACGTAAAAGGCTCAGGCGAACCAAGTAGAAAGAAAGTCTACAGACGTGCAGACATTGTAGAACTTATGACTAAAGACCCACAACGTTATCAAGCGTTGGCTTCAGAAATACGACAAGCGTATGCCGAAGGTAGGGTCAAATAACTTTTTTAATATTTAAAGGAAACTTAAATGGCTAACTTAACTCCATCTACTGGTAACACAGTAACTAAAGCAAATGCAAATACTTTCATCCCTGAACTATGGTCTGATGAGGTAATTGCAGCATATAAGAAATCTCTTGTCCTAGCTAACTTAGTGCAGAAGATGCCTATGACTGGCAAGAAGGGTGACACTATGCACATCCCTAAGCCTACTCGTGGTACTGCTTCTGCTAAAGCCGCAGCTGACACAGTAACAATCCAACAGACTTCTAACGATGAGTTAGTTATCACTGTTGACCAACACTTCGAATACTCACGTTTAATCGAAGATATCACAGAAGTACAAGCGTTTGATTCATTACGTCGCTTCTACACAGAAGACGCAGGTTATGCACTAGGTCTTANAGTTGACAATGACTTGTTTGAATTAGGTAAGTCTTTAGGTGACGGTACTGGCGCTTCTTGGGTACACAGCAACGCTTATCAGTTCAACACTACTACTGGTAAAGCTGAAGCTTATGACGCTGATGGCGCTACAGATATTGGCGCATTCAATGACCAAGGTTTCCGTGACCTTATCCAAGTTCTTGATGATGCTGACGTTCCTATGGACTCACGTGTATTGGTAATCCCACCGTCTGCAGTTAATGAGATTCGTGGTATTGACCGTTACAACTCATCAGACTTCGTAGACGGTCGTTCAGTAATGAATGGTCAAATCGGTACTCTTTACGGTATTGATGTATACGTATCGTCTAATGCACCTGTAATGGAAACTGGTGTTAAAGCTGGTATCTTAATGCACAAAGATGCGTTTGTACTTGCAGAGCAAATGGCTGTTCGTTCACAGACTCAGTATAAGCAAGAGTTCTTAGCAACCCTTTACACTGCTGATACTTTATACGGCTTAGAAGTATATCGTCCAGAAGCAGGTGTTGTTATCGCACTTCCTGCATAACCTAGAGTTATCTTCATAGGGCTTCATGAGAGGCCCTATTATACATAACTTTCCACAAAACAACGGAGTATTTTTATGGCAATTTTTAGAGGCGAAGGCGGAGCTGTTGCAAGTACTTCAGAAGCCAAAGCTAGTGAAATTCTACAGGCTAGTACCACAGCAGCAGCAGAAGCAGCCCAAAGCGCTTCTAATGCCCTTTCCAGTGAAATCTCGGCAGCTACGAGTGCCTCACAAGCGTTACTTTATGCAGAACGTGCAGAAGACGCTTCAGTAACTCCTCCTGACTTCTATTTTGACACTCTTGCAGATTTAGTAACTGCTACGAATTTTACTGAAGGTGAGATAGTACAAACTAAGTGTCACTCAGTACCTACCGACAACGGTGGGGCTACTTATCGTATCGTAACCACAGCTACCTATGCCGCAGAAGAACCTGATAGCCCTACGCCAGATGGTGAGGTTGTCAACGGTCGTCGTATTGGTATGGACCACACTATAGGCTCTACAGGCTTTATAGCTAAGTACCATGGTTCGGTAGGTCATGATAGAGCCTGTGGTGTTCTTGGTGACCAACGATTACTAGAGACTCCTTTACCAGAAGGACAGTATCATGATGACTTACCTGCCTTAAACAAGTTAGTTAACTGGGGACGTCTAGATAGTCCTCAAGATACTTATATCAATTCTGAAGGCAACTATGTAAACCAATTACAGAAAGGTTATCGTAGAGTAGTCTTCCACCCACGAAGCAAGTTTTACACTAATGGCTCACTAGACCTAAGAAACTCTCGTTACGATTACGATTTCGCACAGTGTATTATTATTCCTATGACGGCTACAGTTCCTGCCCTACTATGGGACGGTATCTTCTGTTCAATAATGAACTTAGTTATTGAGGGACTCCAAGAGTTAACTAGACACGATTGGATGCTATCACAAGAGCCTCTAATTGAATGGGGTGCTGATGAGCCTGGATATTACTCTAACGGTTCACATGTAACTTTTGAGCAAGTATTGGCTCGTGGTGGTTATCACACGTTTAAACTTAATAGTGTAGACAATAGNGATGCGTCTTATATTTGGGGTAGTCACTTTTTAAACTGCTACTTCCAAGACGCTGTAGAGTTCAACTTTTACTTTAACAGTCCTTTTGAAACATCTACGACAATGACTTATGATACTTGTCATGCTCGTTGTGTTACTCGTGATTCCGTCACTATAGGTGCATATGATTACTTCTGTATTCGTCACCATATTGCAAATAGTACTAATGAGCCCGAGGTAGGTGCTGATTGGCAGCTTTATTGGGTTAAGAAAGACTCTGTATCAGATCGTGGTACTTGGACAAGCGGTAATCAATATTTAACACAAGCTAAAGGATTCTACTTTAATAACGTAAGTTCAGTGAGTTTATTAGGTTGTTCTCAAGACGGTGGTGTCAATACATTACAAGGTAGTGTTATAGACTACACAGGACAATTCCTTTTTGTTGACAGATTCCATTTAGAGTCTTATAACCACGATGAGATAAACACCACTAAACCTATTTTTATTAGAGGTGACTTTAAGTTTGAGGAGTT